TGCGATGTTTTGTTGCGCCGATAAACGTTCATAAGAATTAGCAAACGTGGAATTAGCCTGAGCAGCCCGGGACGCGTTAGCAGCCAGCAATCGTGTGTTGGTTATTTCCTCCTGCGTCCTGCCCCCCTGACCCGCTATTCTTGCGGCTGCAGCTTCTTCTCTCGCTCTTTGTTGCGCTAACCTATCCCTTAAATTACTTTCTCTTAATAACTGTGCCTCCCTTGCTTTTTGGTCTGCCAACTCCTGAGCCGCAATCCTTTTTTCGGCGGTTATTTGACGTTGCGCATCAGATTCCGCCTTAGCTGCAATTTTATCTGCTGCGGCTTGTTTTTTAGCCTGCAATGCATCGTATTTAGCAAAAGCCTTCTCTCTGTCTGACTGCAACTTCAATTCTGCTAAACGTTCCCTATCTATACTGCCATTAGAACGGTTGCGTATCTGGATTTGTTTTTCCATAATAGCGCTGTTATTAGCCAATAAAGCATTTAGTTGATTTAGGTAATTTTTAGCTTCAGAAGGTATAGTAAAACCTTTGAACGCATTATTAGCCGCGTTTATACCATCAACAGTTTTTTTTAACTCGCTGTTTAAGGTTTGAACATCTTTTATAGCATTCGTTTCTAATACTGATATAAACTCGCCGTTATTTGCCATTTCCATATAAATTATACCGGTAAAGATAGTGAATAATGGTTTACTTTAAAAAAGTAAAAATACTCGGAGCCTTGGAGTAAGATATAAGTTTTAGAAAATATAAACCCGCTACATGAGCGGGTTTTTTTATTTTTATATGGTATTGAATTAAATTGTAGATTTGCTAAACAAGAAAGCCAAGGCTTTCCTTGGCTAAAGTTAACTCTAATGTCTATGAAGCCTGATGAACTTTATCAGTGGCTTCTGATTGCAGTATTGATTTATGATTTCGTAAAAGACTTTGACGAGGATGATACGAAAGACAATAAAAAATAACCGCTAATTAATGAAGCAGCCTCCGCTACAACGGGGGCTTTTTCATACATACAAATATACACCTATTATTTTCATATAAAATATTTTTGTGAAAAATTATTTTTACATTTACTTAAAACTACTATATGACTATAGAACCATTTAAACTCAAAGTCGACGAAAATATACAAGCATTTAAAAACCTTATCGACTTGTGTTCGTCAAATCGCTGGGAACGCCTGTATCATCTTACTAATGTTTTAGATGAACACCACAATAAACTATCTTCGCTTATTCCTAAAGACAGTTATCAAAACGAATGCAACGAATATATAAAAGAACGACTATTAGAATACGCTAATTACGCTATAAACCCTTAATTTCAACAAAAGCATTAACCTCTATTCTGTCTTTAGCTAAATCCAGTATTCTCTTAGACTTATCTGCGGGGTAACCTGAAAGGCACTTCAAAATATTAAATACAGTTTCCTGATCTTTACACTCTGGTAATCCGGTTATTTTAGATTTATCAATCGTTCCATCTTTAATAAAACAGTCCAAAAAATCATTACCCATAAACGCCTGTAAAACGTTATTTGCGGCTAACCTAAAACTATCCGGCATAGCATGTAAAATATTAGCTATAGCTATTATTGATTTATCGTATTCTGCTTTATCCATAGGTTTTAAATTTACTGTAAACAGGTATATAGTTGCCAAAGGTAATTATTTTTTATTACCCTTGCTACTTAATTTCTTTAAATTATTAGAGCGCTCTATAGCCGATTGTTTCAGGGCAATATATTTATACAGACTCACATCATCCGGTATAGTCCTTTCAAGTGCGTTTTCTATAGATACCAAATCCTGCTCGAAGGAATGCTTTACTTTTTCGTTTACCGTTTTTTCGCTGGCTAATTCCTGATTGAGTTGGTTTTTTAGCTGGCCAATAACCGATGTTTGCACTCTTGATATTTCCTGCAACGGATCTTTTGTCAATGAAAAATTAATCCTAACACCCTGAATTGAATTTAAAATATCTACAGATTCTTTACGCTCTGTATCGGTCATTACAGTAAACGCTATATGGTGCAAGCACAAATTAATTGTGCTTATTTTACTGTTTATATCGAGTATACGGCATTTTTTTTTGAACCATTGGATTACTTTGTCGTTTTTATCCAGTAATACGTATTCATCAAAAATAACATCGTAGGCGGTCTGTAAATCTGTTTCCGGTGCAGTACCTAACTTACTGTAATCCCCTGAATACATAACCTCAAAAAATATTTTAGCAGGTATGTTGCAGTCGTGCCAGTATATTACTGGGGCTGTCTGTATAGTTTTCGTACGTGTGAATAGTTTTAGCATAACCATAAATATATACGGGCACCGCCGCAGATTATTAATCCTAAAATTATACCCACCTTTACACCGTTCCACATAGCTATTTGCATCAGCTCTGTTAACGGTAAATTAAAACCTACTTTTGGTAATAGTTTTATCATTGCCCTATTTGTTTTTTTATCCACCGCCTTAATTGTGGCGCAATATACCTTCGTTCTATTTCCTCGAAATGCTGCTGGTTTAGACCTAAAATATCACTTCCATATTTATTAACCAAATCATTTCCATAATCCAATTTATTAGCAAATAAATATCTGTTTCGTGAAACCTGATAAGGAAATAATTGATTCACAAACCTACCTGTAAGGATAAGGTCTACAGAGCCAAATCCTGCGCGCGGGTTCTGATAATTCTTACCCTCTGCGTAGAAAAAGTCTCTGTAGACCCCAATTTGTGTACCGTCAGGATTACTTCCCGTTAGAAACTCCTCCTTTTTCGCTTGTCGAACCTGCGGACTTAGTAGTATCAGATCCTCCACCTCCTCCGGTATTTCCGTTACTACCCGGTTTAGCCGCCGTAGCATTTCCGCTGCTGATATTCCCATCTTTTAAGATTTTTTCAGCCAGTACGTAGTCTTTAGGGCTTAACGATTCGTAAACCTGCTCTACCTGGTCTTTATGAGGTAAAGATAAGAAATTATCGTATGCCTCTTTACTGCCGAAAGTAATATTACCAACGGCTGGTATTTTTTTACGTTTCATAGTTGTTTTAATTTATGGATAAAATCTTATTTCTATAGGAGTATTGGATAACATGTCGTTTTCATACGCGCTATTAACTAAGTTGTAAGTTCTTAACAGCAATATAGGTGTTGCGTTAAAATAATAATTGCAATGCAGGTTTTTGGCTGATGTAGTTTTATTTGATGTTATTACCTGACAATTAGCCTCGGTAAGCCCCAGTCCCGCAAATATAAAACCGCTTGTGCCTACACCTACATAACCTATAGATGGAGTGACGCCTGTATTATTGAATTTAACCGTAACTGTAGGTGCTGAAGTACCAGACTGCGTTAATAATCCTATAAAGGTTTTATAAGGAGGTATGCCTGCAGTTTCCTGATCTACATAACTAACAATATCCCGCATATTATCCCCTATATCTATAGGTGAAATACTGCCTGGGCTGGTCTTATCTGTTATCGCAGCATCTATCTGCTCAAATAACTCTATGTTAGTTGGCATTATGCAAATACAGAGTTAAATACCATCGAGAACACCATAACTACTGCTGCGGTAACGGTAATTAAGTCTGAAATACCTTTATACAGTTGGTTGTCCCCTACCAACGCTACATTTACCGGCGGCGTTGCGGTAGCATCCCATAACTGAACTACTACAGGTGTACCGGTTGTAAGTACAGGTGTGGTAGTTATACGGTATGTTCCCTCAGCCACAAGCGGCACAACGGTAGCTACAGTTATAGCTGCATTCGTTACAGGGTTGTACACCCTAAAATTAGCTGCTGTAAGAGCTTCGATACCGTAAGACACATTAGTTGCTGAACGAACGTTTATCACGATGCCTGCAGCCGTAGCCGTCCCTGTTATCATAGTTCCTGTAACCGCCGGTAAATCATTAAAATCAACCTCTGACTGATCGATATTATATGTAACCATACGGCGGTTAAATTGCTGCTCGTTTGTTAACTGAAAGGAGAAGCCTGTCATTGAATCCGTATCGCCTGTACGTGGTGTAAATGTGGCAGCGTTAACCATACCTGCAGTTAAACCTGTAACATACATTCCGTCCGGTGTAAGAGCTAAAATAAGCGTACCGGAATCATCAACGATACCGATGTCAAATTTATTGAACCCATTTTTAGAGTATAGTGCTTTGTGGAAACCGATACCGTTATCGTAATCAAACTGGTATTGTGGTTTTCCGTTACGGACTACACTAAGTACGCCGCCCGTGTATTCCTGTGTAGTTACATCCGGAGTATTATTGGTAAACTGTTTAGATCCCAGCACAGGCTGCCAGTCTCCTGACTGCACCAATGCTATAAATCCCTCAGAATCTAACGCCTCAAAAGCCGTTCGAAGCATCCTCCATCCTTTACGGATAAGTATCGGGGTCTTGAACTCGGTAAGGTACTGCTCGCAGCTCACGATACCTAATTCAAGGGTATCTTTATCGCAATTAATAGCATTTATTAATCCCATGATTTTAAGTGTATTTTATTGTTTTTAAACATTTATCGTTTATTGTAATCGTGGTATCGAAGCGTAACGCATCGATTATGTCAGTTGTTTTATTTTTCTCGTTATCGCCATAGTTAGGAAATTCTACTGTAGTAAAAATACCATCCCATGCGAATATTTGAGACTTAGTAAACAACTGTTCAATGTTACGGGCTAATGGAAACAAAATGTTATTATATGAGGTTGCCCAGCGTTGCGAGTTCGTCATATCAACGGATGTATTCCTGGTTGCCAGTATAAGCGTTAGTGTAGCCGTTGCTGCAACGCGTTTCGTATCATGCTCAATAGTATTCGCCGAATTATAAATAATCGGGTATACGGGTTTACTCGGATCGTTACCAAATAATTTAATTAATTTATTCCAGTGAACGTCGTTTCCCCATTCATATCTCGGAGCGAATTCCTGAATTAATGGCAGGGTATCAAAAGCTTCTTTTAACCTAACGTGTACGTTTATCATATCCCTAAAATATTTTGAATTTGATAAAACCCAAAATTACCTATACTGTAATCAGCTTGGTTCTCATTCAGGAATTGATACAGGCTTACAAAATTAGGTGTATAGCTACCGTAAAATACACAACCGCACCCGTGGTAATACTGATACATACTAACGAACTCATTCCAGTAATCAATAACACGCTGCTCTGGTAAAACAGGCAAGGAGTTAGCTGATTCCGAACGCTCTAAACCCGTTGTGTTAAATTGTACTGATTCGTATTTTAGGAAATTTACATACACATAATAACCGATTATTTCGCGTAAACCGTCAAATCGTTTATTATCGTAGGTTTTCCCGTTTACGAGGTCGTACCATTTATTTCCCGGGATATAATCCGTTTCAGATAACATCGCCGCCGTAAGTAAATCGTACTGTGCAGCACCTAACGCATTAATCAATAATAATCGCTCATACTTTACAATAGCCCCGGTTAATTTATCCTGATTGTTAGGCTGCGTACCGCCGTGTATATCGGGTACTACCTGAACATTCGGGATAAATAGTTTGCCTGTAAAGTATGATTTATCGATTATCATTATAGTTTCTCTATTACTCCTGCTTTATCGTAAATAGCGTATGCGACATCAGAGACAGACAACTCGTCTCCTTGTTTCATGTGTTTACCGAAATCCCTGGTAAACCTTACAGGTGTAGTCCTTTCAAGGTTTATTACCACTCCTTCTGATTTACCTTCAGCAATTAGTTTTTTGCTCTTTGCGCCCTGTTCTTTGTAGTAAGCGTTAGTAATCCCTGCTACTTCGTTTACCACAGGTGTTTCATTGGTTGTTAGCTCTTTAGCCATAATTTTTTAAAATTTATAGGTTAAACCCCGCCGAAACTGGGTTATAATAATTTATGCCGCTGTTATAAGCGTTTTCACATTAGCAAATGTATCAGATACAATGGCTGTGCGTGTTGCGTTAGGTATTAATGTAGCTACAAAACGTTCTACAACGTGTGTACGTATATTACGAGATAAACCCGAAGCACCTGCCGCAGTAGCATCAGTACGTCCGTCTGTTTCGAAATAAAGCAACTCCCCGTCTAAGCCAACTTTAACGCCCTGTATAAAGTCCCCTACAAGGAATCTGTCAGCGGCAATAGTAGGATCAATTACCCAACGAATTATACGCCCCTGGTAAGATATACCTATTTCGCCCACAAGGCTAATAGCGTTACCGTTCCATACGGAATAATGTCCATCCGATGCTTTAGAATGTATCATCCTGTACCACGCGGCGGGAGACAGCACAACAGCGTTAGGCACATAACCAAGTGTCTGAAGCTGCGCGATAACTGCCCCTATAGCATCATAATCGTTAGGGTCTTCGTTAACCACAAGTGAAGCGTTAGGAGTGAAAGCCGTTCCTGCTGCTACTACTGCCGCCAGTACAGAAGCAGGCGTTTTATCCATTACAAGTTCAGCTATTTTACTTTG